ACCCGACAGCAACAGATCATCCTCCCGAGGGTCACCCTGACCATCGTGGTCGGTGGCGGCGGCCCTGCGGGCGCTAACGCCCCAACATCGGGCGCGACCTACGCCACACCACAGCCCGGCACAGCCGGTGCTGTCTACATCTCTTGGAGCTAAACCATGTTCGTGGTCATCGAGACCAAACTCAACCAGTTCACGGAGCTGCCTCCCGGTTCGACCATCGTGTCAACCGATGGCGTGCAGCATCCTTGGCAGATCACTTCGCTGTGGTCTGACGCTGAGCTGGAGTTCATCAACGTCTACCGCGTGGAGCCGACGCCCATCCCTGAGGGGAAGGCGAGCGTTGACTTCAAGTTCGAGCGGGATGCGACCGGCGTCATCCGACAAGTCCACACTCTTGTTGACGCGCCGCTCGCGCCCGTGACCCCTCGACAAATCCGCCTCGCGCTCACCCAGATGGGCCTGCGTCAGGCAGTCGAGGCTTACGTCCAGCAGCAGGACGTCACCGTGCAGGATAGCTGGACCTACGCCAGCGAGTTCCTGCGCGACAACGAATTGATCATCGCCGCAGCTCGCGCCCTCAACAAGAGCGACAGCGACATCGACGTTCTCTTCGGTCTGGCCCGCTCGCTGTGAACCCGGTTGAACAGGCAACGAATGCCACGGCGGTGGGAGCAATCTCACTTCCGTTCTGGCTTCCTTCGTTGCATTCAATCTCCGCCACCTGTGCTGAGTGGGCTCCGGCCGCTGGTATCGGGTGGATCGTCTTCCAAGTCAGCATGAAGCTCTGGGACCGCTGGCGCGGCCACCAAGAGTGAAGCTGCGTATCCGTCAAGTGGATGGCGCTAAGAAGTCAGACCTTCTGAACCGCCTCCACGACGAATGCTTCGGCGATAGCGCACCACTGATCGAAACGAACTACGGCCATCACTGGGTCGTGTTCGACAAGGCCGATCCTGTGGGCTTCGCCTGTCTCGTGAAATCCACCCTCGCGCCCGACGTGGGCTACCTGAAGCGCGCTGGCGTTCTCGCGAAGTATCGCGGGAAGGGCCTGCAACGGAAGCTGATCGCTGTCCGTGAAGCGCAGGCGAGGCGCAACGGATGGTCACAGATGATCACCGACACTGCATTCCACAACGTGCAGTCCTCCAACAATCTCATCCGCGCAGGCTACCGACTGTTCGAGCCCGGCTTCCGCTGGGGTCTCACGACGGGCCTGTACTGGGTCAAGGACTTGTAATTGGCAAAAGGCAAAGCGTCGGCGGACCTGATGGAGATGCTTCACGGCATCCTCGCATCGGCTCTCGCTGGCAAGATCAAAGACGGCACGGCCACTGCCGCAGACCTCTCGGTGGCCCGACAGTTTCTGAAGGACAACGGCATCGACGGCATCGCCACGCAGGCGAACCCGCTCGGCCAGTTGGCCGCTCAGCTCCCCTTCCAAACTGAAGAAGAAGACAACGAATGAACTCTGACAACATCGCTGTGACGCCCTCTGATCCGCTCTGGATCGCGGGGCTTGGCTTCGGTGGCCTCTCGACTACGCGCTACTCCGCGCTGCATCCCGACCTCGGTTGGGACAATTCCAACTACCCCATCGCTCCGAGTGTCCGCTTGCTGTCCGGCAGTGCGCTGCGCGTTGGTGCTGCGAGCATCACGCCCGAGGCACTGTTCGACCGCTTCTCGACTGCGCGGTCTGCGCCGGGTGCGACCTTCCACGTCGTCGCCGGTAACAGCGACAGCAATGCTGGCACCTCAGTCGGCACGGCTGTCGGCACGATCAACAAGGCGATCACGCTGGCCAACGCCACCGGCCTACCGTCCAAGATCATCGTGTACCCCGGCCTCTTCCCGCGCTCGGCGTCTCCGTCGTTGAACGGCACCGTCTGGCCGACCGTGGACATCGCGATTGTGAACGCAGGCAACGGCCGCGTCATCACGGGCACCTTCGACGTGTTCGCTGCGCCCTCGCTCGATGCGACCAACACCAACACCTACGCGATCACCATCGGCGGCATCGACCGCGTCGTTGACATCTCCCGTCGCGACCGCTTCGGCAACTACGTCGAGATGACCCAGGTTGCGTCCGCCGCGATCTGCAACATCACCCCGAATAGCTGGTTCAGCACCGGCACGGTTCTCTACATCCGGCGACACGACAACTCCGCTGTGCTCAGCACCAACACGCGACTGTACCGCTCGGGTGCCAACCAGACCATCCGGCTGGCCGGTGCGCAGGTCAACGTCTACCTCGAAGGCATCGACTGCGAAGGTGGCTCGAACGTCCTCGGCACGGTCTACACCTCCAAGCCCGCAACGCGGAAGGCCATCGTCGGCAAGGACTGCTCGTTCAACTATGCGGGCTACGCTGCCATCACGACGGTCAACGGCGTGTCAATCGACGGACTGCACGGCATCGCTGCGTTCTTCAACTGTAGCGCCAACGCCAACGCCTCGGACAACTTCAACTTCCACAACGTGGCTGTTGCGGGTTGCACGATGTCGTGGCTCCTCGTCAACTGCTCGGCCACCGACGCCGGTCGCAGCACCTCGCAGTCCTGCAACGCGATCACCTCGCATGAGGATGTCACCGGCCTCGATATCTGCGGCGACTACTGGGTTGGTCGCGGCGGCACGGCCCGCTTCATCAACTCGACGAAGACCGGCATGATCGGCACCCGCATCCGGGGCGACATCGGCGACATGATCGTCGGCGGCTCGACGCCTCCGTGCGCTGTGCAGATCGACACCTCCGCGCAGCTCTGGGCTGACATGGTTGACATCGACATGCCTGCCGGAACGTGGGCGTGGCGTGCGCTCAGCGGCACCACCCTGTACCGGCGCAATTGCTGGTCGCGTCAGCCCGATCAGGGCGCTGGCACGTTCCTCAGCTACTAACTGAAAGGGTCAATGACCAAGGCCACTAAGGCCCACCTGATGGGGACCAGCAGTCACACCGCTGCTGATCCCCTGAAGGCGGACTTCCGCAACTTCCTCTGGATGGTTTGGAAACACCTCGGGCTCCCGAAGCCCACGCCAGTCCAGTATGACATCGCTCTCTTCCTGCAGCATGGTCCGCGCCGCTCCGTGATCGAAGCCTTCCGAGGCGTCGGCAAGAGCTGGGTCACCTCGGCCTTCGTGTGCTGGCTGCTCTACTGCAATCCCCAACTGAAGATCATGGTCGTCTCGGCATCGAAGAACCGCGCCGACGACTTCAGCACCTTCACCCTGCGGCTCATCAACGACATCGAGCTGCTCAACTTCCTGCGCCCCAAGGACGACCAGCGGTCCTCCAAGATCGCGTTCGACGTTGGCCCGGCACGCCCTGACCACTCACCCTCGGTGAAGTCGGTGGGCATCACCGGCCAGCTCACGGGTTCCCGCGCAGACTACATCATCGCCGACGACATCGAGGTCGTGGGCAACTCCGCAACGCAGGCGCTCCGCGACAAGCTGGGCGAGCTGGTGAAGGAGTTCGACGCGGTGCTCAAGCCGGGTGGTCGCGTGATCTACCTCGGCACTCCTCAGTGCGAGCAGTCGCTGTACAACTCGATGCCCGAACGCGGCTACGTGGTGCGCATCTGGCCAGCCAGGTATCCGACCTCAGACAAGCGCGAGAAGTACGGCGCCAAGCTGGCACCCTTCATCGCCAATATCCTCGACACCCACCCACACCTTGAAGGTCACTCGACGGACCCGGATCGGTTCTCCGACGAAGACCTGATGGAGCGCGAGCTGTCCTACGGGCGCTCGGGCTTCGCCCTCCAATTCCAACTCGACACGAGCCTCTCAGATGCGGACAGATATCCTCTTAGGCTGCGCGATCTTATCGTGCACCCCCTTGATCCTCTACGCGCTCCCAGCGATCTGGCTTGGGCCGCTGGCCCTGATCAAGTCTTTGACGGCGTCCCGGCAGTCGGACTGAACGGCGACCACTACCATCGCCCGATCTTCGTCTCGAAGGAGTATCTGGAGTACGAAGGTTCCGTCATGTTCGTCGACCCCTCCGGTCGCGGCAAGGACGAGACCACCTTCGCGGTCGTCAAGATGCTGCATGGTCGCCTGTTCCTCACGGACATCGGGGCGTTCCTCGGCGGCTACGACGAGAAGACCCTGACCAGCATCTGCATGGCCGCCCGCAAGCAGAACGTGAACCTGATCCTCTGCGAGCCCAACTACGGCGGCGGCATGTTCACCCAGCTCCTCGGGGCGGTCGCTCAGAAGACCTATCCCGTGGAAGTAAAGGACGCTGAGTGGGCTAAGGTCCAGAAGGAGATGAGGATCATCGACACGCTGGAGCCCATCATGAACCAGCACAGGCTCGTGGTGTGCCCTTCTGTGATCGAGAAGGACTTCCGGTCCACCGAGAGCTACACGGCAGAGAACCAGCAGAGCTACCGCCTGTTCTATCAGATGACCCGCGTCACTCGCGACAGGGGCTCCCTGAAGCACGACGACAGGCTAGACGCGGTCGCTGGGGCGGTGGCGCACTGGACGGCCTACATGAACCGGGACGCCGAGAAGGCGCATCTGGAGCATCGTGAGGCGCTTGTGGACGCTGAGCTGGAGAAGTTCATGTCGCAGGTGATCGGGGCCGACCGCTTCAATGGCGGTTCCGGTGATCGCTTCGCCAGCTCCATCATGAGCGGCCGACGACGGTAATGGAATGGGGGAGGGGGGCGGTATCTAAAAGATACTGAATTAGGTTGCACTACAGCCTAAGGCCCCCCTCCCGGTTCCTATTATAGTGTACTTAAGGTGCACCTTAGCAGTGGGTAAGATTAGTTCCCTATGACTGAGGTCCCTTGAAGGTGCCCCCATTCCGATCAGACCCCTTAGAGGGATGACCGGGCTGCTTAGCCAACTTGGAGAGCTTCTCAGTGCCGTGCATGATCAGCTCGGTCCCCAGCTCGATCAGCTCAGCCGGAGTGAGGTCGGCGTGGAAAGTTCCTTCACCACTGATGACCAGGAACCCACCTTCACCGTTCTCGATGTAACCACATCCCTGTTCCCCCAGCCGGGTCAGGACACGACCGTGCAATTGCCGACGCTTAGGCATTCCCAGACCTCCAATGAACATTCGAGAGGCCCCGAGAACTCGCTGTCGCTCGTCTCGGGGCTTGTCAACCCCCACCGCCCTCAGGAGCCCCTCAGGAGCCCGTGCAGTGGCCTTCCCAGTCCCCGCACCTTACCCAGCGGGGCACTCCAAATAACGCACAGACGCCTACCGCTCGTGGACTGTCTAGGGCCATAGATGGTGCCCGAGGAATAACCTGCAAGGTTCACGGAGGGTTCCCCGGATAGTTGGGGGAAATCTCTGAAGGGCAGGCTCGAACCCTATCGGTAGCGTGATCCCCCGTGCCCCCCTCGATCCGACCGCGATCAGACCGGCCGTTGGCCTCCATTGTCACCACATAGTGTCACCACCATGGGCTAAGCCATTGATTTCATTGAGACTGCACGGGATACAGTATCCGCTTGATGCATAGGGGGCGCACCTAACGTGCCTCGAAAGCGCACCGGAAGGGCCCGCGACGTTGCGGCTCCCGTCTCTCTATCTCGCTATCAGTGTGTTTGCCGCAACAGATGTTAGGGCATACCTCCACATGCACCCAGCGTGCAGCTTCAGCGCACCGAGGGCGCACCGAGGGCAGGGCCATGGCCTAACCATAGGGCGCACCGAGGGCGCACCACGGGCCATCCTATCGCGTCACCATGACAGGCACCGAGGGCGCACCACGCAATAATGTTGCGGCGGG